CCTTTGCCTTTTTTCTTGTATGGCATCTTTTTCTCCTGAAAACGCACTTCTACGAATGCAATCCATTTATTTTCGCTGAAAAGGAGCTCTAGGATGGCCAAGGAGCATGGCTAACTGCCTGCCCCTGTGGCCTAATATGGTTTTTTGCCTAGAGTGAGTCTGGGATGATCCTAGGCTATCTCACAGGCGCCTGCGCTGCATGCAAGCTCTTGAGTGCCAGTAGTTTCATCTTCTTCTTCTGTCATTTCATTCCAATCAATGTCCGTAGGCATCTTTGCCAAAAAGCTTTCATATTCTTCTTTTTGACATTCGGTGTACGGTGCTTGACGATATGTGCCTCCATCAAAAGGCAAGAATGAAATACCGCTGATGTCGTCGAAGTTGTTCCACACCCAGGCACCTACAGCGGGCCATTCGGATTCTGTGACACTTACGGTAATACTCGGCTTGTGCTCACACCAATGGTGCTGATAGATCTTCCAAAGCTCCAATTGATCAATGGCACTCATATCTTCTCGTGTTACGCAGTTGTCTGGAGACTTCATAGGAAACGAGAAGACAGTGGTGTTGTCAGGTTTCATGACATCAGGTTCGTTTGGGACACCTTTATCAATCAAGAACTGTGTTAGCGGATCTTTATTATCACCACGCACTGTGCGGATGTAGTATGCACTATGACGTGCGTGAATACCTGACGCACTGTCTACGAGTTGTGATACGGTGCCAGAAGGCTTCACACATGTAATTGCGGCACTTGGTTCGACACCCAAGATCTCCGCCATTTCTAGGTTAGACATCTCTGCAGTAAGTCGCAGTTCCTCTAACAGCAGCGGCAGCTCATCTTTGTTAGTGCGCCCTGATGTTAGCTCGTTGTCCATTATGCCTGTTAGTGAGACACCAAGTAGTCTTTCTGCTTCTGTGTTCTTTTGCCAGATCTTTCGTAAATACGGAAAGTTGGTAAATGTGCTTTGGATCGTCCCAAGGATAGCTGCGACTCTCACCTTTTGCTTGAGGGTATCAACAGTATCTTCGGGACGAATTACAACCTCGGTAAGATTGCAGAACTGGTATGGACGCAATATGATCTCACTGCACGGATTTGTTCCAAAGTCGTGCTCAGGATCTCGCTTGCCATACTTTGCTGCCTGCTTCTGTGAAGCAACGCGGTTGAATATTCCTCTCTCGCCACTGTGGGACTCATACAGGGCAACCCACTCGCGCATAAACGCGCCTACATCTGGTTTTTCTGTATAGCACACACTGTTATTTGCTAATGCTCTTTGAGGATTTTGGTTCCACCATTCGCCTGACTTAGCGTGGCGCATCCTGTCGTCTGTTAGGTTCGACAAAGAGATCATAGCTGATCTTCGCACGCCACCAACAACGACAACCTCACCAATCTTACACATGAGGTCATGGCACTCTATTGATGAAAGTCTTCGGCCTGCTGCCTGCTTGAACATATCTACTGTAAACATAAATAGATCTTCAAGCGGCGCTGGTCCTGAAGCTCGACCACCAAACTTCTTCAAGCGTGCACCTGCAGGTCTCACAAGGGACGTATCCCACTTAGGGATTTCACCTGCGTACAAAAGAGCAATGATTTGCCTGAAGGCTTTTGCCCAACCTTCTTTGCTGTCTTTGACCATGACGGTTGTGCTGCTGTCGAATAGCTGCTCAGGGATCTCAGGAAGCTTATTGATATATTGGCGCTCTACAGAAAATCCTACGCCTGTGCCGCACATGAGGATGAACATTGCTTCATCGAAGGATTTAGCATCATCAACTACGACATACGAACAATTGTATCCACAAGTGTTGTCTCGCTCCAATGCTTGACCTGCAGTCATCATGGCTCTCATGGAAGGCATGACGTCTTTGTTCAATATTGAGGTCTGAAGCTCGTCTATAAGTTGTGATGGGATTTGAGGGCGTTGTTCGACAACAAAGTCAATGTAACGGTCTACAGTTTCGTGCCAATGTTCTCTTCGTTGTTCTTTGTCTAGGTATCGAGCGTACCTACTCTTGTGGATAAAGTCTTGGTATAGGGTCATATAGGTCTCTAATAGGTTTAATAAAGGATGTTCTTCTAGTTGTAGTAAAAGAAACCTAGAGACACTTAAGGACTCCTATAGACTTATAGGGCTCCTATAGTGCGGCTTCTTAACGAACAAAAAAAGTCCCCCAGCCACCGGAGTGACTGAGGGACCTGTGGTGTAGCTTGCGCCACACCTGGACAACTACACGGAGTGTAGTATCTCTATACTAGTTATTGCCGTGCTTTCAGCGAGTCTTACTCTGCCCTGTTGGCCACCCACGGCGGTGGTCACAACTCAATTTGGCACAAATACAAAAACTTAAACCTTAACTTACAGTTTTAAAAACTGTCGTGCTGCCATTAACACTACACCCATTCATTATGGGGCTAAATTTGCGTCTGAACTTGTGTCATTTTGAATGCATTTTTTGAGTAAAGACACAAAGGCGTATTCAAGTAGTGCTGCCTTGGTTGTTGTGGTCATATCAAGATACACTGTAGCGTCGCCGTCTTCGTGCTCTTCTATGCCTGTTACACGTATCTGAAAGTCTTCTAGCTCTTGTTGTTGTTCTTCAGTCAATATTTTGCCTCCAGTAGCTCAATTAACATGTTGCAGTATTGTTTTGCTTTACGCACATCTTCTACGCCGTTTTTGTGCTTGTAGCGCGCAGCGTATTTGATGATGTTGCCTGCATAGTAGTCTTCGGCAATGCCTAGTGACTCCATGAACTCTGCGGGCTCAATGCCGCCTACGTTGTAGTGTGCAGGCTTTACAATGTTGTCTGTTTGCATTTGTGCCTGTTGCTCTCTTTCTTGTTGGTGCTGTCGTGACAGCCAAGTGTCTGTACTTTCATACAGTGCCTTTTCTGCTGTTCTCTGCTCATCTAGACTGATGCCAAAGGTGGTTGCCATAGTATTACTTCCTTTTTTTCTTGGTCCCAGTCAGAGGCTCTCAAAATGCGTGCTAAGCGCGCTTGAGTTAACGCCTCATGCTCTGTTAGTCCTGCAGCTTCATAGGCTGAGACTACGTTAGACCAATCGAGTGTTTGTAAGATTGACTCTGCTTTTTTGGGACCTACGCCAGGACAACCTTTGTAACCGTCAGTTACATCGCCCGTTAGCGCTTGTGTAAGAAAAGCACGATCAGCTTGCTCTTCGGAAATATCGTGAAGCTCGCCTAGCCTGTATGTACGCCCGGGTATAGACAACAAGTCCTTGTCATCAGATACGATAATCGGGTTTTTGTGCTGGCCAGATGTTGCCAATATGCCTAGTACGTCATCTGCTTCAAGATTGTCGACACACTTGTTTGGATACAAGCTTTCAATGTGCTCTCGCAGTCTTTTGTATGCGAGTGGCTTTCGTGTCTTTTTGCGATTGCTTTTGTAGTCTTGTGACACTTGTTTGCGGAAGTTATCATGTCCACTGAAAGCAAATATGGCAGTGATGCCATCTAGTTCCTCCGTTAGATTTTTTATGTAATCAGCAAAGCTATCGGTGCAGTCACTGAAGCGGCTGTGCAACGTGTGGATCTCGTCGTCCCACTGTATTTCTTGTTCGTGACCTACAGTGACTTGAAAAACCACCATGTCACCATCGATGAGTAGTGTGTTATTCTTCGACATACTCACCTCGCATAACATCCTCTAAGAATGTCAGACCATCGCTTGTGATCTTCCATAAGTTTGTCCAAGTTTCGTCTTGCATGTGAGTTGAGATCAAACCGCAGCACGCAAGCATTGCTACTGCATCTGCGTTTTCTCGTGCAAAATCACTTTTGGTTGTGAAGCCTTCAAAGTGAGCCTTTGCCAATGTTTCTAGCGCGACAGCATCAGCTTCAGTGGGTTGTTGCCCAACTGCTTCCGATACTGTATTCGGCGTCAATTCTGCATCTGAAGTTGAAGCTTTCGCCTGCCTCTTCTGCGCTTCTTCGAATGATATTACCGACATTTTCGGCTATGTCCTCTCTACAGGCCACTTGCACTTCGTCATGTACCCATGCGCAGAAGACGTAATCCTCCTGCCATCCGTGCTTAAAGCCTGATTTCGTTAGATTTTGTCTTGCTAAAATTAGCCATTTTTTTGCGATAAGCGCGCCGGCAGACTGCAGAAGCAGATTAACAGCGCTGTGGCTGCTGCGAGCGTGCAGT